AAGTCTGGCAAACCACAGAAGCAGGCAATTGCTATTGCAATGTCTAAAGCAGGCCGTAGTCTTCCTGAGCGCAACATGCGGGCCAAGAGAAACAAAGGGAAAAAGTAATGGCTTATCAGTATCCAACCTACCAGCAAGCATTACCCGATACGACCCTCTATGAGCGTCTTCAGGGTAGCTATATGCCTATCCAAGGTTCTAATCCCTATGCTAACTTTGAGCAAGGGGGTATGCTTAGTCAGGATGCTTTAGACTACCAAGCTGATCCCTTTGGTTATGTAAAGAAGAAATTTGGTAGTCTTGACAAAATATTGAAGAAAGACGCACCTGATGTTGGTCTTGGTGGTTTGTTTGGTTCTCAGCCCTCTACTGGTGGGGACTCTGGTGGAGACACTGGTGGTCGTAACTATTACGCAGAACGAGAAGCACAGCTTCGGGAGGCTAATTTACCAGAAGATGTGGTTCAAGCAATCTTAAGTAAAGAACAAGAAGAGAACAGTGCCCGAATGGCTGCTGGTTTGACTTTGTTTGGTAATGCTATTATGCCGGGAGCAACTGTTTTAGGTTTGTCTAAATATGGTCCCACAGGTTATAAGGATTATCTGCAAGGTAACTTACGTGTAATGATGGGAGATAAAAGCGGATACCAAGGTCCTTATGCACCTAAACCTGCTGGTGTAGCAGCCCCTGTTGTCACTGGAAGCGGAGGAACGACATATAGTCCAGAGGCTATCCAGTATTCAGCTCCCGGTTATACTTCTTCTGGTAGTGACGGTTCTAGTGTTAGCTATACTCCAGACTCACCAACCACAGGAACAGGTGCTGATGTTACCTATGGTGACACTTCTTGGGGCACTTTGTTTTAATTATGAGACACTCAGTAGGTAAACAACTGACAGCTGGGGTAGCTAATACAATCTTTGAAGTCCCACAAGGATACAAGGCAGAGGTGGATATGTTATTCATCTCTAACCTTGACGCTAACAACAAGACTACCACGGCTTATTGGCAACACGCTCACGACATTAACCACAAGATTAAGATTATTGACTTGTACCCAATGTCTTCTCATAGTTATCTTCAGTTTAGCAATGGGTCTATTGTAATGCAACAAGGGGATTCTTTTGTTATTCAACCACAAGAAGGTGCAACTCAAAGCTGTATCATCACGTTTGACCTAAGAAAAGAACCACAGACTGTTGCATTTGATGGCGAATAAAGGAATAAAATGACATACTTAGAACTTGTCAATGCTGTGATGCGTAGGCTTCGAGAGAGTGAAGTAGCCACTGTTCAAGGGTCTGGTAGCTCTAATAGCTACGCTCGTCTGATTGGTGACTTTGTTAATGAGTCAAAGGCTCAGGTAGAATCTGCTTGGGACTGGAGTGCTTTGCGTACCACATTAACATTAAATACTACAAGTGGTGTGTTTAACTACGAACTGAATGGTACACGTAATAACTTCAAAGTGTTAGATGTCTGGAATGATTCTGACGATATTGAGATGCTGTACAAAGATGCTAACTGGTTTAACAGGGAGTTTCTAACAGCAACGCCTCAGACAGGAACTCCGATGTTCTATAACTTCAACGGGGTTAGTGCAGATGGAGATACACAAGTTGATCTCTACCCAATTCCTGACGCTGTTTACTCTTTACGGTTTAACGTAACTCAGCGAAACCTAGCCCTATCAGACGATGCGGATACCATTGTTCTTCCTACTCGTCCCATCATTCTATTAGCCACAGCGATGGCGATTGAGGAGCGTGGTGAAGATGGTGGTCAACAAAGTATGAACGCCTACGCTGCTGCTCAGTCGGCATTGGCAGATGAGATTGCATTAGATGCCGCTCGTCATCCAGAGGATACTATTTGGTATAGCGTATGAAACAACTACAAACGGTTTCTGTCGTATCACCCGGTTTCTACGGGCTTAACACACAGGACAGTAGTGTTACTTTATCCAGTAACTTTGCACTTACTGCTGACAACTGTATCATTGATAAGTTTGGTCGGTTAGGCGCTCGTAAAGGCTGGACACAACAAACTACTACTGGTGTAGATGAATTAGCTAACCTTAATATCGAAATGTTGGCTGAACATACCAACGCAGATGACACTGTTGTTACCCTTAGTGCAGGGAACAATAAGTTGTTTACAGGCGGTGTGGGTGCTGTCTTGACTGATGTTACTCCTAGCCTCTATACCATTACAGCTAACAACTGGAAGGTAGCTACTCTAAACGACCATGCTATGCTTGTTCAAGCTAGTCACGAGCCTGTCATCTACACTGAAAGTGCATCTCCTGTAACTCAGACAATGACTGATTACACGGGTGTTACTCAGAGTTATAGCACTAGCTATCCTCGTGATGTGTTAGCTGCCTATGGTCGTTTCTGGGTACATGATGGGTCTACAGTCTACTGGTCAACAGACATTGCTGACACAGCCTTTCCAGCCTTCAATGGGGGCACTAGCGGTACATTAAACATTGCTGCTGTACTACCTAACAACGTAGACACAATAACAGCCATAGCGGCTCACAATGACTTCCTAATTATCTTCTGTTCTCGTAATATAATTATCTACGGTGGAGCAAGTAACCCATTAGGAGACTTTAAGTTAAACGATGTTATTGCTGGTGTTGGCTGTGTAGCCCGTGATTCTGTTCAAAGTACTGGTGGTGATTTAATCTTTTTGTCAGACACAGGTGTTCGTAGTTTAGGTCGTCTGTTACAAGAAAAGTCATTGCCTATGCGTGACTTAACAAAGAATGTACGTGATGACCTTTTGGAAACAATGGGTACTGAGCTTGGTATTGTAGGAACATACGACAAGGTTAAGAGTGTCTACTCAGAAGTAAATGCTTTCTATCTTCTTTCGTTCCCTTCGACATCCACTGTCTATTGCTTAGATATGCGTCAAGCACTAGAAGATGGCTCTGCTCGTGTTACCACTTGGTCAACCAAGACTACAGCCTTCTTACGCAACCGTGCACGTAATGTTTTGTTTGGTAAAAAGAATGGTATTGGTTTATACACTGGTTACTTAGACGACATCACACAGTACCGCATGAAATACTTCTCTAACTACATGGACATGGAAAACAGTTCTATGACCAAGATTGTTAAGAAGGTGAGCATAACTGTTATTGGTGGCAGTGGTCAATCGTTTGTTGTCAAAACAGGCTACGATTACTTAGGTGCTGCTTTTTCATATCCCTTCACAATCAACGAGGGTGTTGGTAGCGAGTATGGTATAGCAGAATACAACATTGCTGAGTATACGGCTGGTGTGTTAATTGACAGGGTAAATGCTCAAGTACAAGGGTCGGGTAAAGTTATACAGATTGGTTTTGAGGCTAATGTCGAAGGAAGTGAAATTAGCGTTCAGAAATTGGATATGTTTGTTAAAACAGGAAGGATTAGCTAATGTCTAATTATACGAAACTCACAGATTTCGCTGCAAAGGATACACTTCCTTCAGGCAATGCAGGTAAGTTGGTTAAGGGTACGGAGATTGATGATGAGTTTAACGCCATCTCGACTGCCGTAGCTTCTAAAGCAAACACAGCTGCCCCTACGTTTACAGGAACTGTGACAATTGCAACACTAAACGGTGCCACAATTGACGGTGGTACGTACTAATGTTGCCTGAGATTAAGCACCACTTTAGTGACGGTCTGTATGCCAAAGAAACCTTTATCCCTAAGGACATGGTTCTTAAGCAGCATAAGCATACATATTCACATTTGTCAATCCTAGCCAAGGGTTCTGTCGTTATAAATAAAGAAGGCGAACTAGAAGTGTATAAAGCACCCTGTTGTATTGACATTGAAAAAGAAATCTCTCATGGAGTTTTAGCTTTAGAGGATTGTGTTTGGTATTGTATCCACGCTACTGATGAAACAGATGCAGACAAAGTGGATGAAGTTTTAATTCAGAAAGAGGTATAATCATGCCATGGATGCTCCCTGCTGCTGTCGTAGGCAGTACATTATT